GAGCTGGCCCGGCCGCTGCTAGAGGGGATCGGCCGGACGGTGGACCTGGCGAACGGGAAGACCGCGGACGCCGGGCAGATCATGCGGAAGGTCCTCACCGAGTACGCCCAGCAGGCCCGCCTCCTTGACCTCGACGTGGAGCTCGGCTCCCCGATGGACGAGCCGGAAGACGCGGGCCGGGAGCAGCGGGACGCGTCCCGCGAGGACGTGGTGGCCCGCTACAAGCAGATGACCGGGCTCAAATGACCCGGCGGCATCCAACTCAGACTAGGGGAGGGTACCGCCGATGACTGCGGTCCTGCCGCATTACAAGCTCGGCCCGTCCAACTACCAGGCCGCCACGCTGATCTACGGCGGCCAGTTCGTGCAGAACAACACGCTGACCGCCGGCACCACCGACCTGACGGTGACACTGGCCCTGTCCGCCAGCGTCAACGTGCTCGGCGTCGCCGGCACCGACGCGAACGTCATCTCGACGCAGACCGGCGCGGCGAACGCCTACGGGCAGCCGCAGATCGACATCTCGGTGCTCGGCGACTACGTGCCCGTCTACTACACCACCGACATCTGGTGCTGGTACATGGGCGCGGTGAAGCCCGGCGGGAAGCTGATCATCGGCGCGACCGCCGGGTTCTGCACCGCCGCCGGCGCCGGCCCCGCAGCGGACCAGGTGGTCGGCATCTGCACCCATCCGGGCGGCGTCTCGTCCGCCATGCTCACCCAGCAGGTCGGCGGCCAGGGAACGGCCGCCTACTTCCTGGGCCGGGCCCGGCTCGCCTAGAAAGGGACTGAGACATGCCTACCGGCGCCAGGGGTTATAGCGACGCCCCGCGGATTACCGTCAATGAGCTGCTGAAAGACCCCCTGGTCATCCCGGCGCTCATCCTGGATATCACCCAGAACGAGTTCATCATGGACTCGGTGCTGCGGATGGGCGGCGCGGCCCCCTCCGGCGCGATGCGGTACAGCGAGTCCACGCCGCTGTACGCCGATGACTTCCCGGAGATCCGGCCCGAGTTCGGTGAGGTCCCCGTCGTCCCGACGTCCATCGGCGTGCCCCGCGTGGTGTTCAGCCACGAGCGGGCGATGGCCATCATGGTGTCGGATGAGATGCGGCGCAGGCAGTCCATCGACCCCGTGACCCGGCAGCTCTTGCAGGTCAAGAACACGATGGTCTACAGCTGGAACACCGCGTTCTACTCGGCTGTCGTGGCCAACGCAAGCATCCAGACGCTCGCTGTGGCCAACCCGTGGGCATCGGCTTCCGCCACCACGAGGGCCGACATCGCGCAAGCCGTGTACCTGGTCGAGAACGCCAACATCGTGTCCCCGTCCGGCGTCACCCAGTGGCTCGGGTTCGAGGCGGACACCCTCATCGTGAACCACGGCACGAAGAACACGCTGCTGCAGTCGAGCACGTTCGCGGCGCCGTATATCGGCGACATCGCCAGCGAGAACCTGCTGTACACCGGCGTGCTGCCGCAGAAGATCTTCAACCTGGACGTGCTGATCTCCCGCCAGGTCCCGGCGGGCAACGCGATCATCATGCAGCGGCACCGGGCCGGATTCTACGCAGACGAACTCCCGTTCATAGCCGGGCCTTTGTATCGCCAGGAGGCGAACAAAGTGTGGAGGAGTGACACCCAAAGGTCCAGTGCAATTGGGCTTGACCAGCCGCTCAGCGTCGTGCTGCTCAGCGGCGTATAACGAAAACAAAAGCGAACACGGAGCGTAGACCGCATGACATCAGCCGCCACTGAGGCCCGTCCGCTTACCGACGCTGAGCGGAAGACCCTCACTGACCTGCTGGCCCGGGAGAAGGGCACCCCGGCCGCCCGGGTCGGCGAGCCATACGTGGCCCTGGCGTGCCTGTCGGTCCCCCGCCGCGGCGACAAGGACCGGAACACGGACCTGGTGTACCCCGGTGAGACCGTCTACCTCACCGAGGACGAGGCCCGGTCGTTCAACCGGCACGGCACCCGCGACGGCCGGCAGACCGACGTGCTGCGGAAGGTGACCGGCGCGGACGGCACGCACGAGGCCCCGCCGAGGCTGCCGCCCCGCGCCCTGTCCGGCCGGCTGTTCCGCCCCGCCGTCCCGCCGCAGGGCTCCGACGCGCCCCGCCCCGACCCGGAAGGCTCGTCCAGCATCTCGGTGCTTGACGACGGCCGCGCCCCGGAGGGCGAGCCTGCCAGGCCAGGCCCGGAGGAGATGGCCGACCACCTGCGGGAGGCCATGGTGCCGGATGCCGTGGACCTGCCGCCGTCCCGCCAGGTCCGCTCGCAGCAGGGCCGGAGGTAGACCGTGCCCGACGCGGGGTCAGCGCTGCAGCCGGCGGAGGTCACGTCCATGACGTGCCCGCGCTGCTGGACTATCGCGCCGTTCACCCCGTACGCCGCCCTGACGTTCCGGTGCTCGCGGTGCGAGTGGCCGTTCACCGTCGCCGCCCCGTCCCTGTCCGCCGCCCCGGCGTTCCCGGCCACCAGCGCGGGCACGATCACGGCCGCCAACCCGTACGCGACGCCGATCGCCGCGACGATCACCCTGAACGCCGCCACGATCACCGGGTTCTTCATCGGCGGCGTCAACGTCGGCACCGGCGCCGGCGTGTACCTGATCCCAGTCGGCGGCGTCTTCTACGCCACGTACACGTCCGGCCCGCCGACCTGGGCGTGGGCGCTGCCGGCTATCAGCGCGTCCGTGGTGGCGGGCGGGACGGCGCTGACGTTCGCGCCGACCGGGACGAACGTGGCGTTCGCGCAGGGCCAGGTGCTGATCGTCGACCCCGCCGGCACCAGCGACGTGGTGACCGTCAACGGCACGCCCACGGCAACCTCGGTGCCGGTGAACAGCCTGAACAGCGCCCACAACTCCGCGGTCCTCGTCGCCGTCGCCGCGCTCACCCCGGCACTGTCCGGAACGGGCCTGGAGAACGTCCCGCACACCAGCTACTGACCCGAGGGAGGTGACCTGATGGCGCTCGGCCGGTACGTCCTGACCGCCAACGTCACCGTCCCCGCGGGCGTGCCCAGCTACCCGGCCTCAGGTCCGGCCACGGCCAGCAGCGGCACCACCACGGCCACGCCGGGAGCCCTGAGCCTGATCACCACCCAGGCGCTCGCCACCGGGTCGTTCCTGCTGTCCTGGACCGCGACCCTCCAGACCGCCGCGGCGGCCGGGGACGCGAACAACTTCGGCCTGTACGGCGGCGCCGCCGGCACGACGCTGCTGGCCACCTCAGTGAACGCGGGCACGGTCGGCTCCTACCCGCAGGCAGCAGTGGCCTACTGGACCGGGGCCAGCGCGATCATCTACGTCAAGAACATCGGCGCGGGCTCCACCGGGTCGGTGTACAACGCGAGCCTGACGGTGACACCGCTGACCGGCGGCGACAACAAGGGCGCGTTCGGCTGGACCGGGCCGGGCTCCCCGCCTGAGTGGTCGCCGGGTGACTTCCCCGTGACGTTCCTGGCGAACACGCCGCTGTGGCTGGACAACGCCGGGGACCTGTACGCCCTGCTGGCTGGCAGCCTGCGGGCCTGGGTTGACGGCTCCGACAATGTGGGCCACTCCGGGATCTCAAATTGAGGGGGACGCGATGACTCCAGGCCAGCCGCCAGTGACCGCCCAGAACACGCCCGGGCAGATCGCCTGCGGGGCGTACGTCGCGCACTGCGGCGGCAAGTCCGTGCACGGCGAGGACCTGCCGTCCTGGGAGGACCAGGACCCGGTCATCCGGGAGCACTGGGAAGCCGCCGCGCAAGCCGTGCTCGACTCGACAGTCCCGGAGATGACGCAATGATCCAGCAGCCGCCGGTGCTCACCACCAGCCCCGCCGGGCTCACGTTCGCGACCACCAACACCACCGGGCAGACGGTGAACGTGTCGGTCGCCGCCAACGGCGCGACGATGGCCAACTACTGGCTCAGCGCCGTGTCGGTGGCCACCTCGGCGGCGCAGTACATGATCACCGTCCCGGCCGGCGGCACGGTCGCCCTGCAGTACACCGTCGCCGTCCCCATCTGGTACTGGTCGGTGCTCACCCCGGCGCTGCCGCTGACCACTGTGGCCGCTACGAACACGACAGGGAAGAACCTGTCGGTCGTCGCGTTCGGCGGCACCACCACGTTCTGGTACGTCAACGGCACCCAGGTGGCCACCACCACGCCCGCGTCCAGTGCCGCCCCGCTGGCGCTGGCGCTGCCGCCCGCCGCCACGATCTCGGTCACCTACTCCGTCGCCCCGGTGTGGGCGTGGATGGACTACCTGGACATGGGGGTGCTGGCCAACAGCAACGGCAGCGTCTACGCGCAGGAGAACTCGGTGGCCCCCACCGGGGTGACCGGGTACAGCCCGCTCGGCGCACTGGCCTACCCGGTGCATTCCGGCATGTCGGCAGCCGGGTTCGGGGCCGGGGTCTCGAATTGAGCCAGTACCCGCGCCGCGTGCTCACCGACACGACGGTGGCCTGGGATCCGCACGCCAACGGCGCGCAGCGGGCGACGTTCGCCCGCCACGGGACGGTCGTTGACATCGTGCCCGGTTCCGCGCTTGAGGCCGCCTACGGATCGGTCAACCTGTCCGGCGTCATCCCGCTCAGCCAGCGCGGCAACGAAAGTTGCCTATCGAAGGCGGCGGCGAGCAACTGATGGCCGGGAACCCGCGGATCGTCACCGAGGACGTGCGCTTCACCTGGGATGGCGTGTCCCAGCGGCTGCCGCGCGGCCAGGTCATCGACGTGCCGCCGGGTTCCGCACTTGAAGACGCCATCGGGAGGCACCGCCTCGTCTCCATGTTCGGGGCGGCACCTGTCACCGTGGCCGCGGAACCGGCTGAGGAGCCCCAGGACGCGCCGGAAGCCACGGGGGAGGCGGAGACGCAGGACGAGCCGGAGACTTCCCCGCAGGGCGCCGGCAAGTCCCGCAAGAGCGCCGTGAAGGACAGCGGCGGCGGGGACGGAGGGCAGTCCTGATGGGCGCGAACATGTACATCATCAACAAGAAGGTGACGTTCACCTACGACCACGCGGTGATCACGCACAACAAGGGCGCGGTCCTCGACATCCCGGCCGGGTCGGCGCTGTTCAACGCGATCGGCGCGTCCAACCTGACCGCCCTGACCGCCGCGCAGATCGCGTCGCCTTCCGCGCTCGGCCCGGAATCCGACACCGAGCACATGGGCGGAGGGCAGTTCTGATGGCGGCACCCGTGGCCCCGGCGTGGCTGTCCAGGCTGCTGTTCGTCATCGCCGCGTTCCTTTTCCTGTTCGCCGCGATCACCGTGAGCGGCACGGACATCTTCCGCGCTGACGCGCAGGCGTGGTTCTACGGCGGCCTCGCGGCGCTTGCGCTCGGGCTGGCGGCGTCGTGAGCACCCCCGTCGCCTCCGGCACCCTCTACGCCACCGTCGCCGACCTGCGCAACGTCATGTCCGGCACCGACTCCGGGTCAGGCACCGCCGCCGCGCTCACCGACGCTCAGCTCACCCTCGCCCTGTACGCCGCCTCCAACCGCGTATCGGTCTATGCCGGCAATACCTACGACTCCTCCGGCCCCGACGCGGTACCGCCGGGGATCCTCCACGACCTGACCCTCGACCTCGGCGCGTTCTGGGCGTTCAAGACATATCTCAAGCACAAGGAGATGCTGCCGCAGCATCCCGTGTACATCGCGTACAAGGACGCGATGAGCATCCTCCAGGACGTCCGCTCCGGGAAGATCCTCCTCGATCCGGTAGCGGCGCCCGGGATCGGCTCCGAGGTCGGCACCATCATCAACCGCATCCCTCCGATCTTCACCGGCAACGACTCCAACACCCGCCTCAACCCCCGCACCGGAACCCTCGAGGCCGACGTGCCGCTCGGGCAGTGGGCGCCGATGGGCATGGGCTGGACCGACAGTCCGGTGTACCAGGGGTAGCGATGACAGACACCGGGACTTTCAGCGAGCGGATCGACGTACTGCGCAAGATGGTCGGCGGCGGGAAGATCGTCGCGTCCTGCACCGTAGACCAGGTGTATGCACACAATCAACATGAGCACCTTGAGTACCACCATCCTCGCGGCGGTAAGGCCCTGTACCTCCAGGAGCCGCTGATGGACAACTTCCGCGCCTACCTCGAGGACTACGCCCGGACTGTCCTGTCTGACGGCGGGCAGCCCGCGATGCGCCGCGCGGCGGAGCACCTGTCCGACCAGGTGGAGATGCACGCGCCGCGTGAGTTCGGTGACCTGATGCGCTCCGGGCACCCGCAGGTCGAGGCGGGCGGCCACGCCGTCTACGACCGGCCGCCGAAGCAGGCCCGGCTGACTGAGGCTGAGCTGAAAGCCAAGTCGAGGGCGGCGCTGCGGGCCCGGTGGAACGCGGGCCTGGACGTGTTCTGGACCAAGGGCCGCGGCGCCGGGCGGAAGGTCATCCACGTGCCCGCGGGGACGAACCGGAGGCCGTGGTGATGGGCCACCCGAGCATTCCCTGCGGGTGCGGCTTGACGGCTCACCCGCCAGCCACCGTGATTTCGCCGTACTCCGCGTGGCCGGTCCCGCCAGCTGCGCCATGGCCCGCGCCACCGCGATGCCCGGCCACCATGCGCCACACGCCGCCCCGCAGCCTTGAGGTGACGGGGCTGCAGTGCAAGTTCGAGCCGGGCCATGACGGTGACCACTGCGCGTACGCGGGCTTCGGCCAGGGTGATGCCTTCTGGCCGCAGGACGCACCCGCGCCGGAGACGCGTGACGGCAGCGGTGGCGGTGGCGGTGGCACCGCATGGCCACCGCCCGGCGTGAAGGTGGCGGTGACCTGATGAGCCACCCCGCGCCAACGGTCAGCACCGAGCAGGTGATCTGCGACTGGATCGCCTCGCTCGGCTGGGATGACCGGGAGGAGCTCGGCTACCCGCTGTCACCCGGCACCGAGATCCACGACAACCCCGACAAGATCGTGTTCATCGCCGGCACAGGCGGCCCCGGCTACACGACCGAGGAACCCGCCACCGACGCGGTGACGTTCCAGGCCAGGGTCCGGGGTCCCGCCGATGACCCCCTCGCCGCCCGGCTGGCCGCTGACACCCTGGACGCCCTGATCCTGTCCGCCCCGTTCCCGGCGCAGGTCGACGGCGTGACGATCGTCCATGTGCACCGGCTGGCCGGGCGGCCCTCCATGCTGCCGCTCGATGAGGCCGACAAGCGGTTTGAACTCACTTGCTCCTATGTCCTCGTGATCGGAGTCTGACCTATGGCCACCGGCCCCCGGCTCGCCGTCACCCCGGCGCCGTTCAACACCGGCTCGGCGGTGTCGGTGTTCCCGCTGTACGCGACGGTCGGCGCGGCTGGCGTGGATGTCGCCGGCGCGGGCGGCACGGCATTCGCCACCGTCTGGGGCACCAACCTGGGCGTCATGATCCCCAACGCCGGGAACGGCCAGGTGTGGCTGTACTACACCTGCGGGGCCGTCACTCCCTCCTACCAGGTGCTGGTCGGTGACCTGATCGGCAACACCGGCCAGGTGCTGGCCGCCACCGCCGAGGCGGGCACGCTCGCCACCTCCTCGAGCGGCTGGCTGGGGCCGTGGAGCCCGGCCACCTACAACCAGCAGGCGCCCACCGTCGTGACCTACACGGGCGGGCTGAACACCACCGCGCTCACCGCCGCGGCGCAAGGGTGCGTGGTGGTCGATTTCAGCGCCACCGCGTCCCTGTGCGTGCGGGCCTACCAGAACATCACGGTGTCGCCGTGACCGCGATCGGAGACTGACATGTCCACCAGGGTCCTGGTCACGCCGGCGCCGTTCGGCCAGTCCGGCACGACCGTGGCCACGTTCCCCACATACTCGGCGCCCGGCGTCGACGCGGTGGGCAGCGGCACGGCGTTCGCCACCTCCTGGCCCGGCACCATCTCCGGGGTGGTCATCCCCAACCAGGGCAACGGGGCGGTATGGCTGTACTGGCTGACCGGGGCCACCCTGCCCGGCAACACCCAGGTGCTGGTCGGGCAGGTGGCCGGGGGCACGGGACAGGTGCTGGCCGCCACGGTCGAGCAGTTCTCCCTGCCCGCCTCCTCCTCCGGCTGGCTGGGGCCGTGGTCGCCGGCCACCTACAACCAGGCGGCCCCCACGGTGGTCAGCTACGCCAGCCCCATCAACGCCACCGTGCTGACCGCCGCCGCCCAGGGCTGCGTGGTCATCGACTTCACCACCACCACCACCTTGTGCGTCCGCGCCTACCAGAACATCACGGTGAGCCCATGAGCGATCTAGAGCAGGCCCCAGAGGCCCCGCCGGCCGAGCAGGACCCGGCCGAGCAGGACCCGGATGTCCCGGAGATCCCCCTGCTGGTGGTAGGTGCCGCCAGCACCGGGGCGACGGTGACCTTGCGGGTCGGCCCGCCGCACGCCTCCCTCACCTGGGCGGGCATCACCGTCACCGATCTTCCCACCGAGGTGCCGGCCAGCACGATGGCCGGCCTGTACGAGGCGGCGGGCAACGCCGGCGTCAACCTGATCCTGGAGGCGTGAGCTATGGCCATCGTCCCGCTTAACTACACCCCGCCGGCGTACACCACCACCAACGTGCTGTACGGCGTCGGCATCCTGTTCACCGCGCCCACCGGCACCACGGTGCCCGGTGACGCTTACCTGGGTTACGGCACATCGTGGACCGGTCTCGGCTGGTCCTACGTCGGCGGCACCCTCGACGGCGTGACCCTGACCTTCGCGCCCACCACCCAGAACATCCTGGTGGAAGAACAGCCGACACCGGTCGGCGTGGCCGTGTCCACAGCGGACCTGACCATCACCTGCAACCTGTCCGAGGAAACGCTGAACAACGTCAGCCTGGCGTGGGGTAACTCGGGGACGCAGGCGGTAACCGCGCCGGGGGCCAGCCAGCCGGGCAAGACCGTGCTGACGCTGTCGACGGTGTTCCCGTCGCTGTCGGCCGTGCTGATCGGCAAGAACCAGTCCGGCTACGCGCGGGTGCTGTACATCCCCACGGTCATCGCAGCCGGGCAGGTGCAGACCGCCTACCGCAGGGCCGCGCAGCAGCGGGTCTACCCGCTGACCCTGTCCGCGATCTGCCCGTTTACGAGTATCACGTGGACGGACCTCACTGCATTGGCCACGAGCTGAGGGAATGCCTTGTCTGGTACAAGTCTGTCCTATACTTATTGGCTATGGGATGCTCAGTCGAAGGATGCGAAAGTAAGCACTACTGCAAGGGTTACTGTCGGCCGCACTACCGGCGCTGGTGCCTGTACGGCGACCCGCTGGTCACCCAGAAGCCAGGGCGGCCCCGCCGGTACTGCGCGGTCGACGGCTGCGAGGAACCGCGGCGGACACAAGGGCTGTGCGACAAGCACAGGAAACGTCTCGAGCGTTACGGCGACCCGTCTGCCACCAAGCGGATCATCGGAGACATCGAGGCCCGGTGGTGGTCTTACGTTGACCGGCGCGGCGATGACGAGTGCTGGCCGTGGACAGGCACGATCAGCGACAGCGGCTACGGGATATTCGGTGCCGAGGGAAAGACCGTCGGGGCGCACGTATGGGGGTACCAGCGGTTCGTCCGTCATATCCCGCGCGGGATGCAGCTCGATCACGTCAAGGCCAACGGCTGCACGATGCGTAACTGCGTCAACTACCTGCAGCACCTGGAACCAGTCACGAAACGGGAAAACGTGCTGCGCGGGAGCAGCACCAAGCTGTCCGATGGCCAGGTCGACGCGCTGCTCGCACGCATACAG